TAGTATACATCACTCTTTGCTTTTCTAGCAAGAGTTCAAGTTTTTCAATGTGTTCTAGTTTTGTTTCACGGTCCATCATACCGAAAGTAAGAATACTTCCGTATATTTTTTCTTGCAGTTTATTAATTTCTTTTAGTTCATATTGTATAATATCAGAATCGAAAAAACTACTCATTGATAATTTCCCGTAAAATTTTCTTATAGGAGAACACGTCAATATTTATGAATGGCATATATTTCCGAATTTTCAAACTTACGGTCTCCCACACTGGGTCCAAAAGTTTTTGGTCAAACTTATTTGAAAAATGGAATATTTTTTCGTATATTGTTAAAGTTTCTAGCGATAGTTGCCCGCTTAGAAACTTTTTGAGGATTGGTGGATGACCTTTGGAACAATTCAAGGCATCCTCTAATTTTGTTTCCAAGAACAATTCGTTGCTTTGCTCCTTGAATAAGTAAGTCAAACTCTGTTGTCTTCGCATCCAATCTGCGTAAGTCCTTTCTCCAGAATTGATAATCTCTCCAATCCATAAGTTCTGTGGGTTGTCTGCTGATACAAAGTTTGATACAAGAAAATCTACGACTTCTTTATCAGAATACTTTCTTGATGTCTTTTCAAACCAATATTTATCCTTTCTTTTATTAAAAGAAGTTACACTGGCACGAGTCTTTGCACCATATTTAAAGAAGTCGTATTTTGGATTTGTAAAATGATTTTTAAGTGACAAATAATGTTGATAGGTTTCAAAGGGAGTCACGATCATAAAGGCAATTTAGCACGCGATGTTTTTTTCATAAAGTTAAGACGAGTTGCGTCCCACTTCAACCTTTCTTTCAAAGGCTTTGAAATAAGTTTCGTTACCGATTCTACTTCAAGTCCATTGATTTCACAATAGTGTACAATTGCATCAATATAATTAAAATTTTCAGTTGCCACAATATGTTCAATTTCTAAAGCGAATTTAGAAGGTGTGAGAAACTTATTTTGTATTGCTTGTTCTAATTCTTTATTTTTTTCCATATGATTCCAATTTATCTCTAACAAACTCTCTAATGTATTCGGTGAGTAGTTTGATGTACTTTGATTTGTCTCTTTCTTCATAAACAACGCATTCTCCATTTTCGCAAGCCATAATAATTACAAGTTTTTTGACGGGAATACCTGTTAGTTCATAAAACATACAGGCATAAGCGACACATTGAACAAAATAATGTTCAATCCACTCCCGTGGTTTTGGTTTTTTAGATGTTTTAAAGTCGATTATTGCTAATTCTCCATCAAACTCTGCAATACAATCTACTGTTCCCGCTACTCCAAGAACTTTGCTGTACAGGGAACCTTCAAGAGTATAAACATTATTTATACGATTTAAATCTGGTTTGGCAATTTTAAATAAAAATTCCGATAAAGGTTGAACTCCTGGTAGATTCTCATTTTTAAGATGATATTCTACCAGAGTATGCATATCAGTTCCACGACTAGTTGCCTGCCGTGTAATCTTATCTGCTTCTTCCTCACCCACTTTTTTACGCCAGTTTGCAAAAAACTGACGATTTTTATGACTTGTAACAGAAGTAATAGAAACTAAACGGAGAAGTTCTTCTTCATCTGGAATTTTATAATATCGAACACCATCTATAGTCTCCCGTTCAAGTTTTGGGAGATTCACATCAATATGATTGAACATTAAAATCCTGCTTCCATTTTTGCAATAATGTATTCTTTGACAAGTCCGGAACGAACAATATCATCAACACCAAATTCAATTATATCAAATGATGGCATCTTACGCAAGATAGACATAAAATCTACAATACCATTACGATCATTAGTTTTTACAAGGTCTGATTGAGTTGCATCACCACAAAACATAATCTTAGAATTTTCTCCAATACGTGTAATGATTGAATCTAATTCATGACTCGTACAGTTTTGAAATTCATCCACAATAATAATTGAATTATCAAGTGTAGTACCTCTTAAGAATGAGGTACTCCAGAACTTAATAGTTTCCTGTGATTTAAGATTACCATAGAGCATCTCAAAGTCAGATTCGGATGACATCTGAAACATATATTTTACCATATTCTTATATGGAATTTGGTAAATATCTGATTTGTCATCATATGTTCCTGGAAGAAACCCAATTTCGCGGGTTGCTACTAGTGAACGAACAATATAAACTTTTTCATAGGGGGATTTTTCATTCAAAACTTCTTTTAGTGCATTATAAAGTGTAATAAAAGTTTTACCTGTTCCAGCACAACCATATGCGACTAAATGTTTTTGATTAGCATATGAGTCAAAAAGTTTTTTCTGATTATCAGTAAGAGGATCAATATCAATCAAATAATCGGAACTAAGTGGTTTTCTACGCTTCATTTGACGGGTTGTTAAACCAACACCAATTGGTTGGTCATTCGTCCTTCTTTTTCTTGTCATACTAGATTTTTTTTACAGTTGAACCAGGAGTTTTTGATGCACGATCTAATACATCATTCCATCCAGGATTTTTGGAGATTAATTTATTTTTCCAATCTCCAACTTCTCCAGGAGTGGCACATCCTTGTGACCAATCGCGGGTCCATTCAGGATTATCTTTATACCATTGCATAATGTCGTTGACACTCATTTCAACAACCTTTGTTTCACCAGTTTTTTTATGAATAATAGGATAAATTGCCATAAGTTAAGAATTCAAGATAATTTATTTATGGATACACTATATCACCCAATCTGCTTCACCACCAAGTGCTTCATAACAAATAGGAAACTGTTCAGCAAAAACTGCTTTACACGATTTCGCAATATTCATATGTTCTCGTTGAGTTCCTGACTTTTCCCGGAGAGCAATATAGGTTATCCACGAACGGCAAGATCCCGTCATATAGATACGTGTGGGCGTTGCCAAGGGCAATACAAACCTTGCACACTCTTTTGCTATTCCCTTATCAAGAAGTTCCTTGTAGAGTTGCATAGACTCCTTAAAATGATCATTAATCTTTAACCAAAGATCTTGTTTTGCATCCTCATCAATATCATCAATTGAGTTTTGACGATTCTTCGTATCTTGACGACGAAGATCGGGAACAGGGATTTCTCCTAACAAAGAAGAATCTGCATAGCGTTGCGAAAATTCTTGATATGTAAATGAACGGTGACGTAAAATTTGTGCCGCAATACCACGATTCGTTTCAATTTCAAGCGTCATAGAAGACTGTTCAAAAACAGACCAATGATTATGCTTAATACAATAAGCAAGCAACTTGGAATAGTTTTCGTTGTCTTGATTCGCAGGATTACTAACTCTAGCAATGTATGCCATTGTCTTTTCTGCATCAGGCGTTACCGAAATAAGTTTTACTGTCATTTTTTTCCAAATCCTTTTGATGTTTTTGTTTCAAGTTCTGCAAGTTCTTCTTTCACAACTCGCAATTGTTTTTTCATTTCTATCAATTGCTCTGCCGAATATAAGTGTTCTTGTTTTGTCATTCTTTCAAGCAATTTTACAAGTTCTCTTGCTCTGTTAGTCATCTAAATCAGAATCCTCAAATATTTCGTCGTAATCTAAAAGTGGTCTTTTTCTAACCTCTGGTTCTATGTGTTTATAAGCAGAAGCATCAGAATAAACTTCTGCTTTCAAAGAATCAACCAACAGTTCAAGATTACGGACGATAAGTTTTAGTTTGTCTTTGTCCATAAGATACTATTGTCTCTCCACATCATAACATAAAAAAAGGAGGGAATCAATCCCTCCTTTACATCAAGCAATTTGCGGTTGCTTTGCCATATTCAATTGTGCAATTTTAAGAAGGGTTTCCTTCTTTGCCTTTTTCTTTAAGTAACGAACGAAGTAAGTGTTCATTTGTGTCCCTCCTTTACAAACTTAACACCACGATAGGTTTCGTCGTATTGTTGGGGTTGTTGCATCATTTGCTGTTGGTATTCAATACGCTTTTGAGTGTCATATTCAACACCACGATATACTACTTTTGACATTAGGGTTCTCCTTAATGGTTTAGGTTAAAGAGCGTTCCTTCAGTCGGCGTTTGCGTTCGCTATTTGCGAATAGCGAATGAACGATCCGTTCCGCGTCGGCTTACTTCCGTCTGATATTTCAGATGAACGTAAGGTCATTATAGACCTATTGCATTTATATAGACAAGTTATCTTTTAAAATTGTAACATTAAATACTAAATCGTATCAATATTATACACAAATTCTCTATTATTAACAACATTTCTTATCAAATCGTCAAAAACCTCTCTATTCTTTTGCCTCCAAATAGCACCTTTATCATATTCTTTTCTCCACTTTTTCATTTCTAGTTCTAATTTTCTTTTTCTTCTTTTTTCCCAAAAAATAGACATTTGTTTAGAAGAAAATCCTTCTCCCCCATCGGTTAAATTTCTTAAAATACCAGTTCCAATATCTTTACGTCCCAAAATGTTTATCATATAAATTTCATGCTTAAAAGCATCTTCTTCAGTTAAACCCATTTTTAAAAAAAGTATTCTATCTTTAGGAGGAACTTTTACAGATTTACAATCTCCACTATAAGCACGATTATTTCTTCCCTTACCAATATAATAAGGAGTTCCGTCTTCACGCAAATATGCGTAAGTATAGTATTCCATCTGCTTCTAAATTAAGGTCGCAATAGTATTTATAATAAAATAGG